ATGACTAGTTTTCTTAAGTTGGGTATTTTCGAGCGTGAAGCCAAAGCCCCGGAGCTAAATATTAAACAACTTGCGCTACTAATGTGTGGGGTAGATCCGACAGTTAAAACTGCTGATATCCCTGTGGCAAAAGTTGAAGCATATAATATATACTATAGACAGCTGAGTCGATGGTTATCAGCATCTAAATTATTTCGAGGTGGAAACTCAACAGCCTATCCCGCAGACTATATGTTTGCTCTGGCATATCCTCTTATTGATGAAGATATTACACCACAAACCATAAAGGACAGATGTCTTGCGGCAGTGGCTATAATTGCTAATCAAAACAAAGGGAAAGAGCACCTTTATGCTATGGGAGGGGATGAGCTTTTACAGGTCGGAATTGCATTGAAAAGCAGCAGGCGCGGCTTGCATCGTAAGGAAGATGAAAAGGAATATAATGATAAATTGATGGGGATGCTGGTCAAGCTTATAGCACATAAGATAGGCCATTCATTTGGCACCTCCAAAAAACCCAGTATTTCAGCCATTTTAAATGAACTATATAAATTAGCTGATGAGGAAGGTATATCTAAAACTGGATTATCTAAATCAGCAATATATGACAAAATCCGTAAGGCATTAAATTCGATTTATTATACAGAATGAATATTATTTGCCAGTGCCAGTAGATATTATTTATTTTCTTGTAAAAATACTAATTAATTATATTTGTTGAAGCTTTTGGCGATTCAATGATCGCCAAGGAGATTCAATTGTTAGATTTGATGTGTATTACCGTTACATTCAACAGCATTCAACAGCATTCAACAGCATTCAACAGCATTCAACAGCATTCAACAGCATTCAACAGCATTCAACAGCATTCAACGACACGTAACGACACCCCACAGCACCTAACAGCACCTAACAGCACCTAACAATACCTTGCTCCATCCACGGTCCCTACCAGGTCATTACTTGCTAACTTTTTCCATCTTTGTTCATGGTTATTCATCACGGTTCATCACGGTTCATCACGGTTCATCTTTGTTCTGAACAATCCAAGGTGAATCAAATCGTTAAAGAGCGGTGATCTTCGTTGAGTTATTGAAATTCATAATTTTTTCTCTCCATCTAGCCGTTGAAATTACTGTGGAAATTGCTTTAAACAGGGGAGTGTTATCTTGATGGAATTTCTGTGTTTCAATGGAATCTAGTGTTCTTTTAAAGGATTCCAGAATCAATGGAAATGCTGGTCGTTTATCCACTAATCTCTTCGCATAACATTGAAACAGTGGAGGCAGCATGCAAAATATTACCTTTACCCCGCCAAATCCTGAACAGCGCCGCACCCTTCTGGAGGAGTACGGCTTCAAGTTTGATCGCCGTATACGTGAAGAAGAGTGCAGCGAGATCACCAGTCTTTCCCGTTCCAGTCGCTGGAAGATGGAGCAGCAGGGCCGCTTCCCTCCGCGCTGCCACTTTGGTCGTAACAGCTGCGCCTGGCTCCTTTCTGATGTGCTCTGGTGGGTACGTAATCCTCCGGCGGTTGCGAATGTGAACAACCCATACAGCCGCAAATCGGCCTAACAGAAACCCAATGCAAACACCCGCAACTTCGGCTGATCAGCGTAAATAAAATAAGTTGCGAGCAATTGCGCTAAATAAATTGCAGCATCCTTAACGCTGTCGCGGCGGCTCTAAATATCAACTTTTTGGAGCGATAGAAATGACTCAGAAAAAATTAACTGCCTTAACTGGCAGTGCCCAGACTCAACCCAAAACCAGCCTGATCCATATTGGTGATAAAGACTTCGCAAACATCGTGCCTGTTATTGCTACCCAGATTAGCGGGCGAGATAACAACGTTGTTAGCGCGAAAGCATTGCACTCAGCGCTTGATATCGGACGGGATTTCTCAACATGGTTTGCAGATCGGGTAGAGGAATATGGATTTGTGCGTGGTGTCGATTATTTCACCGATGATGATATGGCGGCCGTATGGTTAATGAATGACCAATACTCCCCAGTTTCGGGGAAAAATAAAGGTCGTGGACGCCCACAGAAAGATTACTTCCCAAACATCGCCACGGCTAAAGAGCTGGCAATGGTTGAACGAAATGAGCAGGGCCGAGCTGTTCGTCGTTACTTCATCCGCTGCGAGGAGGAACTGAGCCGTTCGGCACCAGAGATCGCCGCACAGCTTCGTCAGCAGTTACGCGCACGGATTACCGCCGCGAATCTGTATAAGCCAATGTGCGCAGCTCTCGATGCAGCACGAGCCGAGCAGGGAAAGGAGACGCAAGGACATCATTACAGCACCGAGAGCAACATGATTGCCAAAATGGCGCTGGGTGGGCTGACAGCCAAGCAGTGGGCGCAGATTAACGGAGTAAAAGGCGATCCACGCGACAGCATGAATGCAGACCAGCTGGAACACCTTGCTTATCTGGAAAGCACCAATATCACGCTCATCGAAATGGGAATGGATTACCACAAGCGCAAAGCAGAACTGCTTCGCTTGTCGCAGCGCTGGCTGGCTAAGCGTGTTGGAGGTGCTAAGTGATTTTGCACAACTCAATCAGGGTTGCGCAGGATTTGCACGCCGAAACGATCGGCACGCAAGCCAACTGCGTACGTTTAACATTCGGACATCGCAACCACATCGCTAAAAGATATGCGGTTAACCAACCCTCTTTCAGAGGGGAAGTTCATCTTCTGCGCGAGTCATTACGTTCTGCGCAAAATTTGCAGGTAACTAAAAGACACCCGCAAAACAGACCCGAAATTATCGGGTCAGTTCACAGCATTACGGGGAGTAATCCTGTTCAGCCTTTTGGATCTTCTTTAGCGAGCTTACGCTGGCGGCGTTTGATCTCGCCGCGCAAAGCGGCAACGATAAATTGCCCGGTACTTTCGCCATCATCTTTTACTTTTTCCATTTCTTCGATCACTTCGTGGGGTACACGAGAGGCTATCTGTGTTGATTTGTTATTGCTGCGACCCGTTGCCATGACTATTCCTCGCTGTATTAGGTGGTTAGCACTATACACGAAAAAAATAGGAAAAAAAGGGTTGAGGTGGTTAGCACCTTTAGGTAAGGTGGTTAGCACCTTAGTTGTACTTAAGTTGAAAAATAGCGAAGCCCGGCAGTGCGGGAACACTAACCGGGCCTCTAACCACAAACCGTTAAGTGAGGTAACGATCATGGCTGAGCTACAGCATACCCAAACTCAACCAAAATTTACATGGCGTTTTCTTGCCCTCAGTTCTATCGGGTGCAACGTCGTTCACATCCCTGCCAACACAGAGCGCGAAGCCCGGGAGCAATCACCGGCTGGCTGTGTGATGGTATTCGCCGGCCGCCTGCCTGTTCAGGAGGTGCGCCATGCATGAGCCTATTTCTCTCGAACGCGCCGAGTATAAATCCGCTATGGCTGCGTCTTTATGGGAAGTCATTCTTGAAAAGGCAAATGAGGAGTGTTCTCCCCAGCTTGTTGACCTGCTTTGCATGGCTTGCGATATCAATCATGAAATTCACCAGGCTTTAGTAGCTGAGCTGGGGATGGGAGACAAAAAATGAAACACAGTATTCTTGAAGTCGTCACCCATGCGGAAAACGCCATGTCATACAACAGTCAGGCGCTGCCGGTTCAGCGCTTTTTGAAAGAGTTCAGTTTTGTTAGTGAGGTGTCTGAATGACTAATGCAGCAGTAAAACACGAGGAAATGTCAGACGCGCTGTTCTCCTGCGTTTATCGCTGGATCAACGGTCACAATCTGGACAAAAAAGAAACCAGCGCCGCCGCAGCAAGGCACAAAGACAAAACCACGACTTACGGTGCCCTGGCTCAAAAGATGAAGGCGCTAACTCCGGGCGGGGGAGTCACTTACGAGTGGCTTTGTGAAAATGGTTTCACGCTGACCGATAAGGACGCGCAGAGGAAAAACCGCCTTGAGCTTGTCAGCAGCTTTATAGGTGAAGATGCGGGTAAAGCATTACTGCATGATACTGACCGTATCAATCGCCTTTTTCCTGTAACAAAAGCGGATATCAAGTCACTGTCTGAGCAGCAGCAGGACGACCTGAAGCCTTACTTCGACAAACGCAAAGGGGGTCTTTATTACATTGAGAAGAAACAGAACCAGGACACCGGCACGGTTGATGAGCGGGAAACGTGGGTATCTGACGAAATAGAAACTGTTGGGATCGGTAGCGATGGCAAAGACGGTTACATTGTGATCCGCATGAAGCAGGAAGGCACCGGCACTCTGCTCTATGAGGCCATGCCTCGCCGTGAGTTAGGTTCGCCGCAGGGCTGGGGCCGTCTCCGCTCAAGAGGGGTCAACATTACCGCCAAAAGATCACACCTTGACCTGCTGACCAACCACCTGCAATTGCATGGAGTACGCGAACAGTGGACGATTACGCACACCGCAGGATGGCATGAAGGCGCGTATGTCATGCCCGACGGGCACATTATCGGTAAGCCAGAGCGGCCTGTGGCTTTCTGTGGCGGCACGTCGGCTGTAACCGGCTATGTTGTTCGCGGAACGGCGGCAGAGTGGTGCAGTAATGTCGCTTCCCTGATGTGCGGCAATAAATCAATGGTGCTCGGGGCGTTGGTGGCCTTTGCTGCCCCGCTGAACTCGCTGGCGGGGGGTAGCTGTTTCGGTATTCATCTGTTTGCACAGTCATCGGCGGGTAAGACAACCACTGTCGAGGCAGCATCCAGCATCTACGGCGTGCCCGATGAGCTTAAGCTGACATGGGATGCGACAAAGTACGGACTGACTATCGAGGCGGCTTCACGTAACGATGGTTTCATGCCGATTGATGAGATCGGACAGGGTAATAACGCCAAAGACGTGGCCGGTAGCGCCTACAGCCTGTTTAACGGCACCGGGCGCATTCAGGGCCACAAAGACGGGGGGAACCGCGCCGTGCTCCGCTGGGCGATTGTGGCGCTGTCTACGGGCGAAGAAGATTTTGAAACGTACCTGCTGAGAAACGGACTGACGCCCAAGGCCGGGCAACTGGTGCGCCTGGTAAGCGTGCCATTCTCAGACACGACAGAGTTTCACGATCTGGACGATGGCGATCAGCATTCACGCGCCATCAAACGGGCTTCTTCGAAATACTGTGGCGCAGTGGGCCGGGAGTGGATTGCAATGCTGGCCGCAGACCGTGAATCAGCCTGCCAGAAGGTCAGCGAACGGGAAAACGCCTGGCTGTCAAACCTGCCAGAGGATTTATCCCCACAGGCAAAGCGCGTAGCAATTCGCTTTGCCCTGCTCGATGCAGCAGCAGAACTTTCCATACCCCTTACCGGATGGAGCCTGGAAGAAACCAGAGCGCATATCAGAAGCAGCTTTGATGAGTGGCTTGATAACTACGGCACCGGGAACAGGGAGAAATATCAGGTTGTCAGCCGTGCCAGAGACTTTATCCAGCGCTATGCACTCAACCGATTTCAACCCTACACGTTTGGCAAGCGCAATGGCGATATGGACAACGTGAGCGTTTCCCGTATCGCCAATCTGGCGGGGTATCTTGTCAGTGGAAGGCGTGAAGACGGATGTAATGAGTATCACATCATCCCTTCGGTATTTGAGAGTGAAATCCTGTGCGGGATTCAGAAGAAACTCGGTGCTGAAGCGCTGGAAGAGGTAGGAATGCTGGTAAGGCGGGAACCCGGAAGAATCGACGGAAAGACCATTTCTGTTAATGGCAGTCAGCAGCGCTTTATCGTTCTTATTGATGGTGAAGACTGATTTTTCCGTGATGAGTTAAAATCGCTGGGTTAAGCGGGATAACGGGATAAGTAATAAAAAAGATAGATAAATCATTATCTTAATATATACATTCTTATCCCAACTTAACCCAAGTTATCCCAGATGATTGTTAATGAATTGTACAACTTATCCCAAAAAAAACGGGCTTGGGATAAGTTTGGTTAACGTCTGGGTTATTCAATTGCATGATTTAATTGAAAAATATGCAACTTATCCCGTTATCCCAAAGATTTTTCGTTTTTTGCATATATACAATCAGAAGGATGAAAGTAATGAGTGAGAGTTTGACCGATAAATTCAATGCCAGTCTGGGTGGATATGTACCCGCATCGCCTGGCTGGTATTTGCGTGAACAGAATAGTGCAGGTGAGAATGTTTATCATCCGGTGATGGCTTGGCGGGAGTGCGCCGGAGCGGGGTTGTTGTCTGATGGGGTATTGGTTCCTGTGCTTCCTTGCGGAATGACGGGGAAAGCATCATCCGAGATTGGCGGAGATGTGATGTTTGTATTTCAAGAATGGTTAAGCCCGAATGGCGATGGCACTTTTCGTGACAGGAATTTTTAAATTCAGCACAAGAGACTCGCTGAATAAATAACTTTGTAAATTATCCGTTCTCATGCTGTTCAGTGATATGCCCGATTAATTTCGGGCTTTTATTTATGTTTTTCATGTATATGTTGATAAGTGGCACTCAGACGTGAGCCGCCACTCGGCCGTTTAATCAAGCTGTAGCGAGTACAGCCTGAGAGAGTCAGAAAAAGGTTAAACGGCCTTACCCCTTTTGCGCTGGTTTCACGTCTCAACGTTCATTGTTACGGAAACCACTCATGAAAAAATTGCTCGAACTCCGCCAGGAAAAGACCACCCTCAAAACCCAGATGCGCGCGCTGCTGGACAACGCCGACGGCGAGAAGCGCAGCCTGAACGACGAAGAAGGCCAACAGTTCGACGAACTGCGCGCCCGCTCCGATGCCCTCGATGTTGAGCTCTCCCGTCTTGAAGCAGTCTCTGACGAAGAACGTCACCTTCCCGGCGCTAAGGTCGAAGGAAAAGGCGTCACCAATGCCGAGTTGCGTCACTACATTCTCACCGGCGAAACCCGCGCCCTGACCACGGCAACCGGTGCAGATGGCGGCTATACCGTTATCCCTGAGCTGGATAAAGAGATCATGCGCCAGCTGGCCGACGAGTCAGTGATGCGCCAGATCTCCACGGTCAAGACCATCTCCAGCAACGAATACAAAAAGCTGGTGTCCGTGGGCGGCGCTACCGTTAAACACGGTGAAGAAGGTCAGCCCCGCACCGAAACCAGCACACCCAAGCTGGAAGAAGTGAGCATCAAGCTCTACCCAATCTATGCCTACCCCAAAACCACCCAGGAGATCCTCGACTTCAGCGACGTGGACATTCTCGGCTGGCTCTCCTCTGAAATCAGCGACGCTTTCAGCGAGACGGAAGAAACCGATCTGCTGGAGGGCGACGGCAACAAAAAAGCCCGCGGCTTCCTCGACTATCCGCGCGCGGCCACCGGCGACAAGACACGTCCGTTCGGCACGCTGGAGAAGATGGAGACTGCTGGCGCAGCCCCGACCGCTGATGAGCTGATCGACCTGCTGTTTAAGCTCAAATCGAAGTACCGCAAAAATGCCGTGTGGGTGATGAACTCTGGTTCCGCCGCCGCGCTGCAGAAGCTCAAGAACGGCAACGGGGATTATATCTGGCGCGATCGCCTGACCGCTGGCTCTCCGGATACGCTGCTGGGCCGTCCGGTTTACTACCTCGAAAACATCCCTGACGCGACAGCGGGCGAGCCGGTGCTGGCGGTGGGTGACTTCAAGCGCGGTTATTACGTGGTGGATCACACCACCGGCGTGCGCACCCGTCCGGACAACATCACAGAGCCTGGTTTCTACAAGGTGCATACCGATAAGTACCTGGGCGGCGGCGTGGTTGATTCCCGCGCCATCAAAGTGCTGGAAATCGGCGGCGAGTAAACGAAAGGGGGCTTCGGCCCCTTTTCGGTCTGATGGAGTCCGACAATGAAAACCGTAGATTTTGAGATCCGCACCTCAGAGCTGACCGCCAGCAATAAAAAGCTGGTGGGTTATGCCGTGCGCTGGAACAGCCAGTCAGAGGTGATCTGGGATGAATTTGTAGAGCAGTTTGCGCCCGGCGCGTTCAGCGAAAGCCTGGCCTCCGGCAGCGATGTGCGGGCGCTGTATGAGCATAACTATACCCAGCTGCTGGGGCGTACCAAATCCGGCACGCTGGTGCTGTCCGAAGATGATACCGGGCTGCGCTTTGAGCTGACGCCGCCGGATACACAGCTGGGCCGCGACGTGCTTACGCTGGTGGAGCGGGGCGATCTCAGTGGGATGAGCTTTGGTTTCCGCGCACTTAAAGAGTCCTGGGAGATCGGCCAGTCACCTTACCTGCGCACCGTAACCGCTGCTGAGCTGCGGGAAATTACCGTCACCTCCATGCCTGCTTACCCTGAATCGGCTGTTGAAGTGGCGCAGCGCTCGCTGTTCGCCCAGCATCCTGAACTGCGCCGCGCCGGTGATAACCGTCACCGCTGGGCCGTGCTGGCGGGGTTGTGATATGTGGCCTTTTCGCAGGAAAGAAGAGCAGCGCAGCATGACCATTGACCAGTTTCTGGAGATGGCAGGGATTCCCAATACCGGATCGGGTGAGTATGTCTCCGCCGGTACAGCGGAGTCCCTGCCGGCGGTAATGAATGCCGTGTCTGTCATCAGTGAAGCGGTGGCAACCATGCCCTGCTACCTGTATCGCGTGCGTAACACCAACGGGCAGGAGGCGCGGGAGTGGCTGGGCGATCACCCGGTGGATTATCTGCTTAATGAGCGCCCCAACGACTACCAGACAGCCTATCAGTTCAAGCGCACCATGCTGCGCCACTGCCTGCTGAACGGCAACGCCTACGCCGTAATCGAGTGGGGAAGGGATGGGCAGCCCAAATCACTGCACCCCTACGCGCCCGGTTCGGTTGTTCCTGAGCGCATAGCCGAGCACCGGTACCGCTACACCATCACCGAGCCGTTTACCGGGGCTGTGCGCACCTACCTGCAGGAGGAGATCCTCCACCTGCGCTATGCCACTGACGATGGCTTTCTGGGACGATCGCCAATCACCATCTGCCGGGAAACGCTGGGGCTTGGGCTGGCCCAGCAGCGCCACGGTGCCAGCATTATGAAAGACGGCATGATGGCTTCAGGCATTGTGAAAGCCAAGGAATGGCTGGACAGCGTGAAAGGTAAACAGGCTCTTGAAGCACTGGAGCGTTATAAGGGGGCCAGAAATGCCGGTAAGACGCCGATCCTTGAAGGTGGCATGGAGTACGAGCAACTGGGTATGAGCAATCAGGATGCCGAGTGGCTGGCCTCCCGCCGGTTCACTATTGAGGATATTGCCCGCATGTTCAACGTGTCGCCGATCTTCCTCCAGGAATACAGCAACAGCACCTACAGCAACTTCAGCGAGGCGAGCCGCGCTTTCCTCACCATGACCATGCGCCCGTGGCTGACGAACTTTGAGCAGCAGATTAAGTCCTCTCTGCTGGTGGCCTCTCCGTTGCCAGGCATTCGATATCAGGTGGAGTTTGATTCTGCCGATCTTCTCCGGGCGACGCCTACAGATCGTTATGCAACCTACGAGCGGGGCATTAAGAACGGGATTATGAGCCCGAACGAGGCCCGCGAACGCGAAGGTATGCCACCGCGTGAGGGTGGTGATGAGTTCAGCCAGGCATGGAAGCAGGAAGTCAAAGTCAGCGACGGGAGCGGGAAAAAGGAAGGTGAGCAGTGAGAGCCGGGAAAATGAAGCATCGCGTCACCATCCAGGAAAATGTAAGCCGCCAGAGTCCCACTACGGGAGCCGTTATCAAAGAATGGCGCGATGTAGCCACAGTCTGGGCCGAAGTCACCAGCATCAGCGGCCGTGAGCTTATCGCCGCGCAGGCCGAGCTGTCTGAGGTCACCGTAAGGGTGTGGATCCGCTATCGCAAAGGGCTTACCACTAAACACCGACTGACATATACCGAGCCGGGCATGGCGCAGGCCGTCTACAACATTACCGCCGTGCTGCCTGATTCAGATCGCACCCGGGTAGAGCTGCTGTGCAGCGGAGGCCTGAATAATGGCTGATTACATTGATCTTGAAGAGGCGAAGCTCCACTGCCGGATTGATGGCAGTGACGAGGATGCACTGATTCAGGCGTATATCGCCGCCGCGCTGGAGGTGTGCCAGCAGCACATAGGCAAGCGGTTCGATGCCGGACTGGCATTCAACCCGGCCATCAAGGTGGGCTGCCTTATGTACATTTCCCAGCTCTACGAATACCGCACCACTGTCAGCGACATTGAGGCAAAAGAGGTGCCGCTGGCTATCTCCGCGCTGTGGTCAGCGTACCGCGATCCGGGGGTGTACTGATGCCCTGGCAACCCTTACGCCGGTGTACCGAGCCGGGATGCAATAAGCGAGTGAAGTCCGGTAAATGCGATGAACATAAACGCGTTGCACAGCGCCAGCAGGACGAGCGCAGAGGAGGCCGCCGCGAACGTGGTTACTCCGCTTCATGGGAGAAGTACCGCCTGCAGTTTCTGAAGGCTAACCCGCTTTGCGTCGAATGCTTAAGGCAAGGCCTCTATGTGCCAGCAAAGGTGGTGGATCACATCATCCCGATCAACGGTGGTGATGACGTGCTGTTCTGGCCCGCATGGAATCATCAGGGCATGTGTCAGGCACATCACAACCAGAAGACCGTTCAGCGGGACCCCACTACCAAAGCGAACCGTAAAGCAGGGCTGTACCGCGAGCAGGAAGAGCGGGCAGCACGTCGCAACGACTGGATGCATGAGGTAGGCAATGACTGAGCGTGAGCAGCAGCAACTGATGAACGGCCTGATGAAGCACCGCGCTGCGTGGCAGCCGCCCCGAAGGAGAGCGCACGAGAGGCCGCCAGCGAAGCGCATGACCCAGCGTGACCGGGAGCTGATGGAATGCATGCGCAACCGCTGACAGGCCGCACGGACGGGGTGGGGGAGGTTTTCAGGACAAACGCCCGGGTGCAAGGCACCGCCTCCCCCCTCAGATTTTTACGCACGGTGATTTTTTTGAAAATAAAACGACAGGCAGAACAATAAATTATGAGCAGAGCACCTAAACCGCCAGTTTATCTCGATGAGATAGCGGCCCAGCAGTGGAAGGCCAAAGCAAAGCAACTTGCTGAACGTGGCGATCTGATGGCTGCCGACTGGAATAACCTTGAACTCTACTGCGTCAATTACTCCATGTATCGCAAAGCTGTGGAAGACCTTGCCCGGCGCGGGTTCAGCATTGTTAACAGTCAGGGCGGCGAGAGTCGAAACCCGTCATTAAGCGCAAAAGCGGACGCTGAGAAAATCATGATCAAAATGTCCGCGCTACTGGGCTTCGATCCCGTCAGCCGCCGCCGTACCCCGGTGGAAACGGAAGAGGAAGACGAGCTTGACCGCCTGGAATGATTACGCCGAATCGGTGCAAAGCGGTACGATTCCTGTCTGTAAGCGCGTTAAACAGGCGGTGAGCCGGTACTTTTCTGACCTGAACGACCCCCGTTATGTCTTCGATACGGCGACCGTAGAGCGGTTTATTGCCTTCTCCCGGCTCTGTCCTCACGTCAAAGGTCCGCTGCGCGGGCAGCCTATTGAGCTGGAACCGTGGCAGCAGTTCGCTTTTGCCAATCTGCTGGGCTTCAGGTTCAGAGACGGTGGCCGGCGGAAATACAGTAGCGCCTTTATCGAGGTTCCGCGCAAGAACGCCAAATCCACCGTGGCCGCCATGCTGGCTAACTGGTTTCTGGTTATGGAGAAGGGCCAGCAGGATATTTACACGGCGGCGGTAAGCCGGGATCAGGCCCGTATCGTGTTCGACGATGCCCGGCAGATGTGCCTGCTGTCGAAACCGCTGAAGAAGCGCGTCAATATCCAGGCTCACAAGGTCATTTTCCCGAAGAGCAACAGCCTGCTGAAGCCGCTGGCAGCAAAGGCAGCCACTATTGAGGGGACTAACCCCAGCCTGGCGATCGTCGATGAGTACCATCTTCACCCGGATAACAGCGTTTATTCCGCGCTTGAGCTCGGCATGGGCGCGCGTCCGGAGGCCGTTCTGTTCGCCATCACTACCGCCGGGAGTAACGTTGTCTCCGCCTGTAAGCAGCATTACGACTACTGCTGCCAGATCCTGGCCGGGGAAGAACCCAATGAATCGCTGTTTGTCCTGATCTACGAGCTGGACGACGAAAGCGAAGTAGACAAGCCGGAGATGTGGATAAAGGCCAATCCCAACCTGAATGTGTCAGTCGATGCGAAGAAGCTCGAGTCAACTATCCAGAAAGCGCGCGGCATCCCTTCTCAGTGGGTGGAGATGCTGACCAAGCGTTTCAATATCTGGTGCCAGGGCTCCACGCCGTGGATGGGTGTCGGGGCATGGGATGCCTGTAAAGCGGATTATACCGAGGAGGACCTCGCTGGCAGGGAGTGTTATGCCGGGCTGGATCTGTCATCGACCAGCGATATTACCAGTGTGAGCTACTCCTTCCCGTTCGGCCGGGAGATCCGCCTGCTGACCCGCCACTATCTGCCGGAGGCGCAGCTGCTGAACGTGGCGAACAAAAACCGCGCCATCTACCGTCAGTGGGTTAAGGCGGGCTGGATCCGCACCACGCCGGGGGACTGCATCGATTATGACCGCATCCGGGATGACATCCTGCGCGATGCCGAGATCTTTAACATCAGGCTGGTGGGCTTCGATACGTGGAACGCCACGCACCTGCGCACCCAGCTGCAGGGGGCGGGCCTTGACGTCGAGCCCTTCCCGCAAACCTATCTGAAATTCAGCCCGGTGGCGAAATCCTTCGAGGTATTCGTAAACCGCAGGGTTGTACGCCACAACGGGGATCCGGTGCTGGCCTGGGCAATCAGTAACGTGGTGATGGAGTCCGACGCCAACGCCAATATTAAGCCCAACAAGAAGAAGTCCTCAAACAAGATAGATCCGGCGGTGGCCACGCTTATGGGCTTTGGCACCTTCCAGGCAGAGCACGAGGATTTTGCATTCGATATGAGCGAAAGCCACAAAAAACGCCTCAGCAACTTTGACGGGGTGTAGGAGAAAAAATTATGGCAGGTAAATCACTGGGAACGCTGACCATCGACCTGATCGCCAAAACGGGCGGATTCACTTCAGGGCTGGATAAGGCCGGGCGCTCCTCCGACAAATGGCGCAAGCAGGTTGAAAACGACGCCAAAAAGGTGGGCGTTGCGATAGGTTCTGCCGCGCTGGCCGCCGCCGCTGCGGCTACTGCTGTGGGGGTGGCCAGTATTGATCTGATTAAAACCACCTCCCAGCAGGTAACCGAAACAGACCGCTGGGCCAAATCGCTGAAGATGTCCACCCAGTCCCTGATGGCGTGGCAGTTTGCAGCTGAGAAGGCGGGCGTGTCCGGCGACCAGATGGCCGATATTTTCAAGGATATCGGCGACAAGATCGGGGATGCCGTTCTGAACAAATCCGGCGAGGCCGTGGACGCGCTGAACGCGCTGGGGCTGTCTGCCGCCAAACTGTCAAAAGCCAGCCCGGATGAGCAGCTTCTGGCGATCGGCGATGCCCTGGGGAAGATTCAGACCAATGCCGAGAAAACGACCATCCTCGAAAGCATGGGTAACGACCTCTCGAAACTGCTACCGCTCTTCGACAACAATAACGAAAAGCTTCAGCAATTCCTCTCATTGGCAAAAGATTACGGCGTTGCGCCGGATCAGAAATCCATTGAGGACCTGGTGAAAGTAAACCGGCTGTTTGAGGATATGGAGGCGCAGGCGCGTGGGCTTAAGCTTCAGATTGCCAGCGGCCTGGTCAAGATAAACCTCGATCCCCTCAGGAACGCCCTTAGCGATGTAAAAAAATCCCTCACCGATCCCAAAGTGCTGCAGGGGCTTTCCGATCTCGTCACCGGCTTTGCGCAGATGGCAGGCTTCATGATTAGAACTGCGGCGGAGGCCGGTAAGCTGGTGGCGCTGACAACGCGATTTTCCTCGCGTATGGGGGCGTCGCTTATTAACGGGGTTGATGTGAGTGGCTACGACTCAACCTCCAAGATCGACTCCCGCCTTCTGGATTTAGGGCAGCAGGTAGCCAGCTACAGCGCACCCGGAAATGAGGTGGCCAGAAAGTATGGATCACAAAGCTCACTGGAAGGGATTCAGAAAGAAATAGCCGCGCTTCAGCAGCACAGAAAGGTGCTTATTGATAATGCTAATGCGGCTAAAGAAGTTCAGGACATCCTCGACAGCAACAAAACATACGGGCTTAACCTGGACGAGAAAAACGGCCCCGGTAAAACGGACGGTGCTGCCAAAAAGCTGGAGAGCGCCTTCAAAACTGCAGAGCAGGGCTACCTGCGCCAGAAAGCGCTGATCGATACTACCGGCAAAAAGAGCGTTGAGGTCACCGAGCTGCAAAAGCTCCAGTTCGATATCCTGGACGGAAGGCTTGAAGGGCTTAACCAGGCGCAAAAGGTTCGCCTGGCGCAACTGGCCTCAGAAGTTGACGTGCTTAATGCCACGAAAAAAGCCAATGAGGAGAATCTCAGGATTGCCGAGTACGTGGCAAACCTGCAGCGCGAGAACGCCAACGCCGCAGCCTCGCTTGATGCAGAGGTTATCGGGGCCGGGCAGGGTGACAAAGTCCGCGAGCGTATGCGTGAACGGCTCGATATCGACCGGGAGTATAACGAGAAGCGGGAGGAGCTTGAGCGCCGGTACCAGAGCGGTGATATCGACTCGCCGGAGAAATACGCCCGCTACAGCCAGGCGCTGGATACCTGGCTCGATGAGCGGCGCGGCAAGCTTGAAGACCACTTCCGGCAAATTGACCAGCTGAATGTTGACTGGGTGATCGGCGCGCGTGACGGCCTGGCTAACTGGGTGGATGATGCCACAAACTACGGCTCGCAGGCTGCCAGCGCAATGGAAAGCGCGATGTCCGGCGCTACCAGTAACATTGTTGATATGCTCAATGACAACAAGGCATCCTGGAAGGACTGGAGCGTCAGCGTGCTGAAGTCGATTGAGAGCGTGATGGTCAACATGGCGATCGCCAGTGCCGTCAGCGGTATTGGCTCTCTGTTCAGCTTTGGTGCGGCAGCGGGCGGCAGCACGCCAGCAGGCTCTTACGCCAGCGCAGCGGCGGGGGTGAAGCTCAACGCGAAAGGTGGAGTGTACGAGTCCGCCGATCTGAGCAAGTTCAGTAACAGCATCGTCAATAGCCCGACCATGTTCGCTTTTGCTAAAGGCGCTGGCCTGATGGGTGAAGCCGGGCCGGAGGCGATCATGCCGCTGACGCGCGCCGCCGATGGTTCGCTGGGCGTCCGGGCGCTGGACTCAGGCCAGAAGCAGGGCGGGGGGATGTCCATCAGCATCGGCGATATCAATATTTCCACTCAGTCGCAGCAACCTGTTAACCAGGGCATGGGCAACGCTATCGGTAGCCAGCTGACGTCTGCGATCCGGAACACTATCAGCGAAGAGGCCCAGCGGCCGGGAACGCCTCTCTGGCGTGCAATCAAAGGTGTCTGACCGATATAACAGGTGAAGAAAATGACAGATCTTGAGAAAGTATTTTACCGGATGATGCCCGAGGGGCTGCCCCAGCACCGGAAAGAGGAAGGGGCAAGGATCATGGCAGAGAACGCTGAAAAGGAAGTGCAGAAGCAATCAGTGATCACCGGCCTGACGCCAGACCTCCTTCGGGAAGCGCTTATTCAGACGATGAATATACACCACAGGCCGAAGAAAGAGCTCCATTAG